TAAACCAAGTAAATCGTTCTACTTCTTGTTTAAGCTCTTCTTGAAAAGCAAAGTTTAATTGGTTCTTTAATGTTTCTAAAGATGCAGTAATTTGTCTTTGGTTAGTGACTTCATATTGTTCTTTAGGTTCTGGTATATAAACTGTAATCTTTGCCATTATCTTCTACCATCGGGTTGAAAATCAAACCTAAATAAACCTAATCTCCAGTTTTCATCAGTTGATTCGTTTTCTATTTTTAATGCAGCAAGTCTAGCTCTTGCTCTAGTATCAATTTTTTCTGTAGAAGAATTTATAGTAAAAGGGCCTAAAGGTGAAGATGAGGCAGTATTACTTGGATAGTCTCTTAAATCTAAAGTAATTTTTGCATTACCATCCAATACTTTAAAATCAGGGATTAATCTTCTAATTTTAATAAAGAACTCACCATCTCCATTTACATCTAAATCAAAGTCACCTGATTTGATATAAGCAGGTATAGCTGTTTTATTGCCATTGGCATCTACTTCATTTACTCCTTGTTCATGTTCGTAATAAATTGTACTACCTTGTGATGCAGATATACCGTTTACAACTGGAAAAGATGGTGTTGAGTTATCAGTAAATTTAGTTGCATAAGGTTTATCAAAAACTACTTTATCTGCGTAAGATGTTCTTGCTAATGTACCCGTTGTCCATGTTCCTTCTTGATAATTATAAACAACCATTCGATTTGCAAATTGATTAGATGCATCTGGATAAAACCAAATAATTTCATTAAATAAACTATTGTGTGCAGCATATACTTGTTGGCCTGCATTAAAATTTAAACCTGGATTATTTCCTGTTGTTTGAAATACAAAATCTTCCACAAGACATGACATTTTTTTAACTGAACCATCGTAAACAAAAAATCCTCCTTCATCAGACATCCAGTAAACACTTGTATCTACAAACACCATTGCATTTTGTCCAATGACTCCACAGTTAGATCCTATCTGTCTTATTGAAAATGTAAAAGGAGGGCCAACAAACTGCATAATATATGCAGAAGTATCTGTACCAATAAAAGTATAATCCTTACCTTTAACAGCACCTCTTATATCTGAACCAGAGTCAATTCTAAATGTACCTGCAGTATTTACTGAAGTTGGTTGATAATCCGTTATATCTTCTTGATCTGAAAATCGTATAAACATTTTGTCTTGTGTGGTTGGATCCCCAATAGTTGTTTCAGTTCCAAGATGAACTAAATGTCTATCTCGATCAGATACAATTGTCATAACAGATTTTGTAGGATTGTTAGATACACTTACAGCTCTTGTTTGTAATGCTGTTGCATCTGCTGCAATTGGATTCCATTGAAAAGTTCTACCATTATGGACAGTTGCTATTAAAATTTGACCAAAGTTATCAAGAGACCAAAAACCAGGATCAATATTGGTATCGGATACTAATCTAGCTGTACCCCACGTTGAAACACCCCATCTACCTGCACCCCAACCATAACCTAAAGTTTGAACAAGTCCTCCTATTTCAATATAAGGTAATAAATCTAAAGTGCCGTCATTCGTGGCCCCTGTTCCTGTTTCCGCTGTTGGCATCTCTATAGTAAAAGTTGTAGCTGTTGGAATAGTTTTTACTTCAAATAATACATCGTCAAAGTCAGTCGCTGTATAGTCTGTTTGACCTCCAGTAAAGGAACCTGCATTTTCGAAAGTAGTTATATCACCAATTTGTAAATTATGATTAGTAGTAGTTGTGATAGTAACTGTTGTTGAACCATTTGTGGTTGTTATATCTGCACCAGTTTGTTGTCTATCAGGATCTATTGGAGTAATATCGTAAAAATCACCAGAATAATAAACATATAAACATCTATTAGTACCAATGGCTGAATATTTTCGTCCATCTAAATCTGTAAAAGTATGTTGAGCTCTAGCAACACCTATCAAAGTATCTGCATTTATTTGTAACCAACCCCCTATTTTCTCAGGTTGACCATATCTAAAACGAACATTATCTCCATCAACCCATACATTTTCAGCTTGAGTATCTGTTATTTGTTTATTAAATCCTGGTCTAAATGGTATTTTAGTTAAAGCCATAACCTATTTTACAATACTATTAATGGTTAGTATAGAACTAAACTATTTTCTAATAGGTGGAATTCCAAGCAATGGTCTTTTGTCAAACTTATTTTTTTCAGCAAATGGCCCATTTCTATGATTGTAATGCAAGAATACTTGCCCACAAACTTTCCCTTGAAATGGCTCTCGCCAATGCTCTAATTCACATCCACTATATACTAACATATCTCCAGGCTCTAGTAAAACCTCTGTGCCTTTTGGAGCGTCTGGTTTATGTATTTGTTTGTATTCATCAATAACTGAATCTGCACCTGTACCATCTATAAATATAGGCCACGGATCACCACCTAAATTTAAAGTAGTCGATATCTCACAAGAAGGTCTATCTTTATGTCTTCTTAATATATCACCTTGTTTATATATCCGTGCATAAGAATATGTTGGGACTAAATCAAGTCCTGTCTCTTTAGCCATTACGGGTAACATCTTAACCAATAAGGTTTCCATAACTTGATCTGCATAATGAGAATAAGTATTAGGAACTTGTTGATCTGTCCAAGTACCAAACATACCATTATCATAAGTAATATTATTTTCGTACATCCATTTAACTGCATCACGTTTAAGTAAAAAATAGTTAAATATAAAATTAGCGAGTTCGTAGCTAACTGCTTTTTTGATTACTTGATATTTATTGAAAGCCATCTTGTATAAAATTAAATGAAACTGATATCCTTATATCATTTGTTTTGTTGGGTTCAACACAATGCCATAACCAAGCAGGAAACATAATTATTCTTCCTGGTACAGGTTCTAAATGTGCTTCTCTCCATAAATGTTTTGGAGGTTTACCAGGTTTTCTTGCAGGCATCATTGTTTGTATTCCTGGTCTTGGATCATTGATTGCAAGGGTACCTGAATCTTTATTTCCTTTTACATAATACACACCACTAAATAAACAATTAGGATGAACGTGAGGTCTATTATATCCACCAGGATAATTAATATTGGCCCACATATTGCCTAACATTGGTTTTCGATCTAACCATTCTTCTTGATATATTTCTTCTTGCATTTTATAAAGTTCATTAACAAGAGGCTGATACTCTGGTTTTAAATGCATATCGGTTGTTGAGTGCCAACCATTCATATTTGTTTTCTTTACACCTTGATCTTGTCTACTCCAGTTTACAATATGATGTTCTAATGCTTGGTTATCTAATTGCACATCTTTACCATAAACGATGGTTGGGAAAAATTGTTCTTTAATCATCTAAATGGTTTACCTCCAAACCAAACCACAAGAGATTGTCTCATACCTCGTTTAACAGGATTGACTCTATGATTTAAAAATGATGCGAATATAATTGCGTGACCTTGTTTGAGTTCTGCAAATTTACCTGGTGCCATTAATTCTAAATCTCCACCTTCAAACTCTGATGGATCATTCAATAATAAAGTCATTGATATTTTTCGCACAGGCGGTTCGTGTTGCATATTGACATCACAATCCATATGCCAATCATAGAATCCTCCTTCTGGATATTCTGTAAATTGTGCATTCTCTGTAACTTGTATATCTCCAAAACCAAAATGATTTTCATTTGCTTTTTGTATAAATGAATGAAGGTCTCTATACATATGAGGCATTTCATTAAATGGAATCCAACTAATTGTTGTAACTCTTTTTTTAGTATCAACACCACCACCTGGTTTATTCATACCCACTTGTGCCGTTTGTGGTTTTTGTCTTCTACCACATTCTATAATTTGTCTACACTGGTCTGGTGTAAATAATGGTGTAGTGGTTTGTACTATCCAACTTTTCCATTTAGGTTCTGTCATATGCATATTCTCGTACATTAGATGGGTCCTTTCTCATACATTGATTTTAAAAAATCTGATTGTTTTACTGGATGATTTCTCCAACAAAATACATTTAACAATTGAAAAAATTTTGTTTCCTCTCCATTATCACCTACATAACATAATGTTGATTCATACTTATTTTTAAAATATGTATATCTATGAGTACCACTTCTAATTGTAACTTCATCTTTATCTAATACAATTGGACACAGTAATCCATTTTTTTCTAAATCAGGATTAACTTCTTTTACAAATTTATCAAGTGTTGGAAATAAAGTTTTCATATCTTTAAATTTTACTTCTTTCAATTTGTCTTTAAATATTTGATAATGAGGTTCTAACATTAACTTACTCCTCTATTTTCAATTGGGTTATAAGCTACATCACAAT